GGCGGTAACTGCCAGGGAAGACTAATTCGCTACTAGTTCAGCAAAAGTTACAATAATTCTACAACAGGAATAAATTATGATTATCAAATATGTATTCTTAGCAGTGTGTGGTATTCTGTTACAAATTCTTCACGTCTTGCATTCTCCTCTTCTTATGTTATTCCTTAATAAGGACGGTTACCTACCTAAAATCTTTTCTTGGTTTCAAACAGAAGATGCTCCGGCAATAGGAGACCAGATGTTTGCAGATCGTGAGATGGCATGGACAAAAAAATACCCAACTTGGTTATCTAATTACCTACGCGGTTTGTTTTGGGCTATCAGAAATCCAGCATATGGTTACATGGCAGCATACGGTATTACTGTAGATAAGATTACAGATTACAAATCTAGTGGTCCAGAAATTGATATCGGCGACGGCGGATATACATTAGGAGAGGTCACTCGCACATGCAAAAACAACGGAGTAAAATACTTCGATTTTAAAAAAGCAGGTAAATGGAATAGTAATTATGGTTGGATGATTCAATTTGGATGGAGCTTAAACAATATCGAAACTGCAACCAAAGGCACAAACAGAAGACTATGCATCGATGTTAGACCAAGAATTTCATTGAAAGTCGGCGGAGAAACTTCCCTGTAACAATACTAACTTTTCGGTTGGTAACAAATAAAAATCACTTGCATTTACTGTGATAACTACTGTATAGTATATTACTACATAGGAGATATCACAAATGGCAACACGTAGCTATTCATCAGAACAAAAAGGCAAGCTTACTCAATTATTCACCGAATCAATTCAAGTTTGGCAAGAAGTAGAAGACCTAAACGCGGGATTGAACGATACTATTGCTGCAATCGCAGAAGAATTGGAAATCAAGCCAGCAACGCTCAAAAAAGCAATCAAAATCGCGCAGAAAGCAAAATGGACAGACACTGCTGACGAAAACGAAACAATCGAAGACTTGCTCACAACAGTTGGCCGTACTCTGTAATGGACAAACCAACACCTCCGCCAAGCAGCCTCTGGTGCGATATCTGTGGAGACATTACTGCCACCGGTAAGCACACGAGTCTGATGTGTCGATTTATGGGATGGTTAAATAAACCAAAACACAAGCAATAACAGTTCATTATCTGTTAAAATAATAAGATCACGGTATGCCGGCCAAAAACGGTTTAAGGAAAATATGAGTTATATCGACGCTTTAATAGACAAAGCCAAGGATCGTATTCACGTTGTAGAACGTAATGCGAAAGGCGAAAGAGTTTACACAGAGTACCCAGCAGAATACATTTTTTATTATGATGATCCGAAGGGCAAACATCAAACAATCTACCAGACACCAGTAAGTCGGGTATCAACAAACAGTTCAAAAGATTTCCGAAAGGAAATGAAAGTTCACAGCAACAAACGATTATGGGAAAGCGATTGCAATCCTGTGTTTCGTTGCCTTGAAAAGAATTACATGGGAGTAACTTCACCTAAGTTACAAACATGCTTCTTCGACATTGAGTCAGACTTTGATTTATCCCAAGGAGGATATGCTCCTACGAGCAATCCATTCAACAAGATTACTGCTATCACTGTATATTTAGATTGGCTCGACAAACTAATCACATTAGCTGTTCCTCCTAAGACATTGTCTATGGACTCGGCATTGGAAATTGCAGAGAAGTTTGAAAATACTTTCTTATTCGAAAAAGAAGCAGACATGTTAGACATGTTCTTAAACTTAATCGACGATGCAGACATATTAAGTGGGTGGAATAGTGAAGGCTACGATATTCCGTACACAGTCGGACGTATTGTTAGATCACTTGCTAAGAATGATTTACGCAGACTATGTTTGTGGGATCAAATGCCTAAAGAAAGAACATTCGAGCGCTTTGGTGCAGAAAGTACGACGTATGACTTGATTGGTCGTGTGCATCTTGACTATATGCAATTGTATCGCAAATACACATTTGAAGAACGTCACAGTTATTCATTGGACTCTATTGCTGAGTATGAGCTTGGAGAGCGTAAGGTTGCATACGACGGAACACTGGATCAACTTTACAATCAAGACTTTTATAAGTTCTTAGACTACAACAGACAAGACGTAGTATTGCTAGGAAAGCTCGACAAGAAGCTAAAGTTCTTAGACTTAACAAACGAACTTGCACATGAAAACTCAGTGTTGCTACAAACAACAATGGGCGCGGTTGCCGTTACCGATCAAGCTATTATTAACGAAGCACACAAGCTCGGAATGGTTGTTCCTAATCGTCGTGAACGAGTTGTAGAAAAAGCGTTTGATGATTCTGAAGGCGATGATGAAGATGACGACGGATACAACGAAGATCAAGCAGCCGGTGCTTATGTAGCAACCCCTAAGGCAGGAATGCACAAATACATCGGAGCAATTGACATTAACTCACTGTATCCATCTACGATTCGTGCATGTAACATGGGACCAGAAACTATTGTTGGACAACTACGTCCTATAATGACCGAACAGTATATCAGAGAACGTATGAAAGATAAGTTCGTTGGCAAGAAACGAGTTAAGGGCATGAAGTTTGCACAAGCTTGGGACGGACTGTTTGGTAGCTTAGAGTATCAGGCTGTGATGAATTGCGAAGTAGGAACCGAGATTACAATTGACTGGGAAAATGACCAACCAACAACACATAGCGCCGCCGAAGTATACGAACTAATGTTTAAGACTAATCAGCCGTGGATATTAAGTGCAAACGGAACTATCTTCAGTAGCAAACGCGAAGGTGTTATCCCAGGACTATTACGTCGTTGGTATGCAGAACGTAAAGTAATGCAAGCTAAGAAGAAAGAGTCTACAGAAAAAGCAGATATAGAATTTTGGGATAAAAAACAGCAAGTAAAGAAAATTAACTTGAACGCATTGTATGGTGCGCTTCTGAATCCAGGATGTCGATTCTTTGATCAACGTCTTGGACAGTCTACTACATTGTGTGGTCGCGTAATTGCTAAACACATGGATGCATTTATTAACGAATGCATTACCGGCGAATATGATCACATCGGTAAAGCAATTGTATATGGCGACACTGACTCTTGCTACTTCAGTGCATGGGGCATGATTAAGGATCAAGTTGCAGCCGGGACAGCCGAGTGGGACAAAGATATTTGTGCTCAAGTTTATGAAAACATTACTGAACAAGTTAACGATTCGTTTGCTGCAATGATGGAGAAGTCATTCCATTGCCCGCGAGACAACGGTGCGCTTATTAAAGGCGGGCTTGAACTTATTGCAACAACTGGTTTGTTCATTAAAAAGAAACGTTATGCTGTATTGTTACATCAATTGGATGGTGTGCGCTTAGATCAACTAGACGAAGCCGCAGCTAAGAAGAAAGGTATAATGCTCGGAGTTGGTAAAGTTAAAGCCACAGGTTTAGACCTGAAGCGCAGCGACACTCCTACTATTGTGCAAGACTTCTTAATGGATATTTTAATCGACGTGCTAACTGGCAAAGACAAGGAAATTATCTTTAAGAAGGTTGTTGACTTTAAAGTTATGTTTACTGACTTGCCGCCCTGGGAGAAAGGAACACCTAAACGTGTAAACAACCTAACTAAGTATTCGCATAATGAAGACCGCGAAGGCAAAGCAAACATGCCAGGACACGTTCGTGCAGCTATGAACTGGAACATATTGCGCAGAATGCACGGCGACAACTACAGTATGCAAATTGTAGACGGTATGAAAGTTATTGTTTGTAAGATACGCGAGAATCCGATGGGATATACATCAATCGCTTACCCAACAGACGAACGTCAGATCCCTGCGTGGTTTAAGGAATTGCCGTTTGACAATGCGCTAATGGAAGAAACAATTGTTGTGCAAAAGGTAGAGAACTTGCTCGGTGTATTGAAGTGGGACATATCAAACTATACACAGATCAAGTCAACATTTAACGATTTATTTGATTTCAGCTAATATGTTAGTATCAGAATTACTAAAGCTACGAAATGGCTTACAGAAGGCAATCAACTTCACAAAGGTAACGCACGAAGTGGATAACATTCACTCGAGCGTGAAGTTATTACAAGATCAGAATCCTGAGTTTAACGAAAGTATATCTTGGATACTGTCTAGTCTGGACTTAATCAACAATGCAGTTAAGATGCCGACTCACGAGTTAGAAACTGTAGTAGATAAGATAAACAAAGAAATAAACGATCTATCGCAGTCTCGATTTATCAACAACTATTCATTGCCATTAATAGATAACGCAGAAAATAGTGATCGAGCTGAATTACTTGTTGTAACTGATGATATTCAAAAGATAATAATCGGAAGATTATCTTTATATGCTGACTGGCATTACCCAGGAATGGAAATTGGTCCAAGACAAGGGATTTACACTAAACACCTGGTAGGTTGCGACCCTCTCTACTTAGTA